CTTCCGGATGGATGGAATTAAACTCTAACCTAGTTAAGTACTCAGGTGGAAATGAAGTAAAAATACCTAAAATTTCAATGGATGGTATGGGGGATTATGACAGGGACAACGGATTTGTTCAAGGTTCTGTATCATTAGAATATCAAACAATGACATTGACTCAGGATAGAGGTAGAACATTCCAACTTGACAGAATGGATGTTGATGAAACGAACTTTGTAGCAACTGCTGGAGCAGTTATGGGTGAGTTCCAAAGAACAAAAGTCATTCCTGAGATTGATGCTTACAGATACTCCAAGATTGCTGCCTTAGCAATAGCTAAAGCAAAAGCTACCGGTGGGTATACTGCATCTGCAGCGGACATTTTAACAAAACTAAAAGCTGATATCTATGCAATTTATGACATTGCCGGTGAAATTCCTTTAGTTATTACTTTGAACATGAACGTAGCAGCGATATTGGAAAACTCCACTGAACTTGCGAAGCAACTGTCAGTAATTGACTTTACTCAGGGCAATGTAAAGACTAAGGTTAGAGGAATTGATGAAAACCCAATTATAAAGGTACCTTCATCAAGAATGAAATCTCTTTATGTTTTCAATGATGGTACTACTGCGGGACAGACTGCAGGCGGATTTGTTCCGGATGCTGCTGCTAAGAATATTAACTGGATAATCTGTCCTAGAAATACTCCTATTGCAGTATCAAAGACTGACAATCCGAGAATATTCGAACCGGCAACTAACCAGAAAGCAGATGCTTGGAAGATTGATTACAGAAAGTACCATGATTTATGGATAGCTGACAATCAATTCTCTAACATCCTTGTAAACATCAAGGAAGCTTTAGTATAGGAGGGATATAGTTGTATAAATTACAGAGATTAAACCAGGTTAAGTATGTTCAGGAAGATAAGGATAAACAAAAGCTTATCGCAAAAGGATTTAAGCTTGTTGAAGAACCTAAGAAAAAAGAAAAAACTGTTGATGAAATGACTGTTGAAGAACTAAAAACTTATGCTGAAGCTAACAAAATTGATTTAGGTGAAGCAAAATTAAAAGCTGAAATATTAGCAATAATCAAGGGTAGCAATTAAGCTGCCCTTTTTAAATGGCGGTGATAAGATGATTGTTACACTTGAAAAAGCAAAACAGCTTTTAGATATTTCGGATACATCTAAGGATGATTATCTAACAAGTAAATTACAATCTTTAGAGGTAATGATTAGAAACCTAACTAATAACAAGTTTCTTGATACCAAGATAAGGGTGAAAGGAAATTTTTTATTTGAAGGTACAAAGATAATGGGCCTTGATTTCAATACAGATGGCTTTAGGACCGACAACACAATAGAAGCTATTGACAGCTTGTTGAATGACGGGCTTTATTCTGTTGCAGCTGTGGATTCTAACAGCATTACAGTAGATAGGACACTGGAAGCTGAACAGAGTTTACAGACTTTAATAACTAAAGTTGTTTATCCTCATGACATAGTTGACGGAGTTATTAAGCTCATTCAATATGATCTTAAAATGGGTAACAAAATAGGGATTAAACAAGAGTCAATATCAAGACATTCAGTTACATACTATGATGTAAATTCAACTGAAAGCGTTGAAGGTTATCCGGCTGCCCTAATGAAGTTCCTGGACAAATATAAGAAATTGAGGTGGTAGTATATGTTCGAAGATGCTCATCATTTAGACTTATATAAAACAAATAAAGTACCTAACGGCATAGGTGGTACTATAGATACAGATGTCAAAATTAATACTATATTAAATGGATGGATTGATTTGTTAAGCGGTGAAGGTCAACAACTCAAACATAATGCAGATATCCAGGATTCAACTCATGTATTGATTACTGAATATAGGACCGACATAAAAAAGGGTATGAAAATCAGTGATGGTACAAACAAGTATTTAGTTACTTTAGTTGATGATCCAGTAAGTATGCATCATCATTTAGAGATTTATCTTAGACTAGAAGGTGCTGCTAATGTTTAATGATAATTCTGATGCTTGTATAAAGGCTATCAGAGATGCACAAGAAGCAGCATTAAGAACTATTGGTGAATTGATGTATACTGCAGTGTATCCTTTAATTCCTAAGGATACTACAGCTCTTGCAAATAGCCTTGATTACAAAATAGATATTAATGAAATGAGCATAACAATAGGTGTTAATACTGAATACGCAATTTATGTTGAATTTGGTACCGGAGTATTTGCTGAAAATGGACAAGGCAGACAGGGCGGATGGTTATATCCTGACAAAGAAACCGGTGAAATGATATTTACAGTAGGTATGCATCCAAAGCCATATTTAAGACCGGCTTACCGAGATAACGTCGAAAATATAAAACGAATCATTGAAGAAAATCTTAAAAAACATGTAGGCAATGACTTCAAAGTAAGCATTAAGAAGGTGATGTAGATGTGGTTAACAATAATATACAATGAGTTGATTAAATTTTGTACTGAAGTTTATCAGACATTAAATCCTAAAGCTGGTGACGAATTAAAATATCCATATCTTACTTATGATCACCATGATATACCTGGAGAACCAGGAACATTCGGTAGCTATATTGACATTGAAGTATTTGATAATAAAGGCTCTGACCAAGTTCGGCTAGAGACATTAGTGCAAGCTATTACGGACCATTTTGAAAGAGGGTACTTCTCAAATGAAGACTATACCATTCAAGGTGAATTAATAAGCAACAGACCTATTCCTACTAAAAGCACAGTGGTGAGTAGAAGATTAATACAAATTAAATTAAAAATAGATAGGAGGATTTAAAATGCCAGTTGATATAAAAAGAAGTGGCTATAGCTCGACAACGCCGGATTATTATTTATTGCACTCTGCAAGTATATGGCTGAATGTAATTTATAATGAAGTAACAGGTAAATTTGTAGCCGATAAGTGCATAGGTGCAACTGTTGGCGGTGTTAAGTTGATTGTTGAAAACATAATCAGACAGATTGAAGTTGATGGTGTTTTAGTTCCGGCAGTGGGTCAAGACATTCTTGACGATACTAGGGCAAGAGCTGAAGCAACTGTAAAAGAATTTTCTGCTGATGTGTTAGCTTTGGCGATTAACGGTACAAAGAGAAATGCTATTGCATCAGAAGCACCTGCAGGTTATCAGGTCGTGGAGCCTAAAAACAAAATAGAAACAACGGATTATGTTTCAAATATTGCAATCGTAGGACAGCTAAGCGGAAGTAATGAACCTGTCATAGCGATACTCTACAATGCTATTTCTACAGGCGGACTTAATATTGAAACAAAAGATAAAGGTGAAGCCGGTGTACCGATTGTATTAGATGCAAGGGTACCAGCTGAAGATGTAGAAAATGTAGGTGGAGCTTACAAGCTGTTCTTCCCACCTAAAGGAATAGCAGTGACCGGAGTAACGTTGGATAAAGCTGCGCTTAATTTAGCTGTTGGCGGTATAAGCAAGCTTATAGCTACAGTATTACCGGCAGGATCTACAAATAAAAATGTAACATGGGCTACAGATAATGCAGCTGTGGCAACTGTTGAAAATGGATATGTAACTGGAGTAGCTGCAGGAGTAACTAACATTACAGTAACAACTGTAGAAGGCGGATATAATGCTGTATGTGTTGTTACGGTGGCATAGGGAGCTTTTAAATAAGCTCTCTTTTATTTTAGGAGGATATTATGGAAATGCGTAAATTATCATCAGTGGATTTATTTCCGTTGTTAAACATAATGGCGAAAATAGGAATTAAAGATTTAATTCAGGGAATTTTCAAACAACGTGCAGAGTATGCAAAAAAAGCTAAAGAAGGAAAAGCTGAGACCGATAATGCAATGATAGGTACTGAGATCATGGCCCAGATAACAGAGCTTGTATTTTTAAACATAGGTAGGGCGCAGAGTGAAATTAATACGCTGTTAGCTAACTTATGCAATGTAACTAAGAAGGATATAGAAAAGCTTAGTATGAGTGAATATATGGGCTTGGTGATGGATTTTTTATCTCAGGAAGAGTTCAGGGCTTCTTTGAATGTTATTATGTCATCTCTGAAATAGGAGAACACAGGCTAAGAGATGAGCTCTTCAAACGATACGGAAATGTTAATGAACTGTTAAGCACATTTGATAGTTTTTTTGATTTTATGAATTTTTTGTTGACTATGTATGAAAACAAGCAAGAGGAAGAAATGCTTAATTATTACATGCACAGGTATACAGTTGCTGTATTAGCTGATTCTATACAGAGTTATCCGGAATACAGACAATCAGTGTTAGAAAAATCAACTGTGGTTGAAGTTGATGAAGAAGAAGTTTTAAATTTTGCATCCCAATACATAGAAGAAAGGGGTGATTAATATAGAAATATTTAGTTTCTTTGGTAAGATAGTAACAAATGCATCTGATACCGAAAGAGATATAAAAGGCGTAACTAATACAGCAAAAGATTCTGAAGGTAAAATGATAAAGACTTTTGGCAATATCGGTAAGGCTATTGTTACTGCATTTAGTGTAAAAGCTGTTGTTGACTTCGGAAAGAAATTAATTGAATCCAGTGCAAACATCCAGGCAATGGAAGCACAATTTGAACAGGTATTTAAAACTGATAACGCTCAGGCTGTCGAAGGTATCACTAAACAGGTTGACGATTTAGGCATTCATGCGGACCGTTTAACAGTATCCTGGAATAAATTTGGTGGCCAGGTAAAAGGTGCTGGCATGGATGGTGAACAAGCATTTGCAGCAGTAGACAAAGCTACAAGATTAGCAGCTGACAGTGCAGCTTTTTACGATACATCATTAGAAAATTCCAGTGCATCTTTAGCAAGCTTTATGAAGGGTAACTTTGAGGCAGGAGATGCTATCGGAGTTTTCACCAATGCTAAGCAGATGGACGTGAAATCCAATGAGATGTATGGTAAGAGCTGGGCGGATTTAAACGAAGCAGAAAGGCAATGGCTATTGCTTGATACTGTAGAAAAGACCTATGAAATGAATGGCGCTATGGGGCAGGCAACGAGAGAATCCGGAGCTTATGAAAATACAATGGGTAACCTTAAAGCTACGTTTGAGAGGTTTTACGCAGTTGTAGGAGCTCCTGTTCTTGATGGTTTCTTAGTTGTTGTCGGTAAAGTTACCGAAAAAGCTGTAGCACTAACAGAAAAAATTCAAAAAGGTGAAAGTATTTTTAACAGATTTGGCGATGCTGTGAATTGGGTAAAAAGCAATATGGATATAATCCTGCCAGTGCTTGGAGGAGTAACGGCAGCAATAGCAGCTCAGCTTATCGTTAATACTGTTTCTAAAGGTTACCAGGCTTTTAAACTTGCAACAGAAGGAACGACAGCTGCTCAAGTTATATTAAATGCAGTTATGGATGCAAATCCTTTTGGAATTGTTGCAATTGCTATAGGTTTATTGGTTACAGCTGGAATCGCACTTTATAAAAATTGGGATACAGTGAGTGCAAAAGCCATAGAAATTAAAAATAATATTATAGGTGCATGGGATAGCCTGAGAACAAAGACGGTAGAAGCTTGGAATAATATAAAGACAGATATAACTGATACGGTTACGGGGCTGGTAGATGATGCTGTTGACTGGGGAAAAAATTTAGTTACTGGATTATGGAATGGCATAACCGACAGAGCAGGATGGCTGAAAGATAAGGTTTATGGATTCGTTGAAGGTATAGGCAGCACAATAACTGATTTCTTTGGTATACAATCGCCATCAACATTAATGGCTGAATATGGCCGTTACATTGATGAAGGACTTGCACAAGGCATTGAAAATAATGCTCATTTACCTTTGAGTGCTTTAGGCAGCATTGCTTCTAATATGGTTAGTAATATTGATTCCATGTTAAGTAAGATAAATGCTTTTGATAATTTAAGCGATTCTGAGAAAAGTAGTAATCGTAGTGAATATAATAATCAAAAGGACAATTTTTATGATGCTAACAAAGATGAAATAAATGCAATATCAAAACGACAAGGAGTTGATCTTAGTGTTGCACAGGATATGATGAGAGAAAATATGCTTAGTGGAATACCTAAATATGCAAATGGTACTAACTTTCATCCGGGAGGATTAGCGTGGGTAGGAGAAATTGGAAAAGAACTTATAAATTTACCTCGTGGTACGCAAGTTATCAGTAATCAACAGTCTGAACAAATGATAACAAGTAGGTCAATAGAAATGCATTTCCACAT